ATCAGACTATCTTTGGGTGTACCGCAAACCTTTTCTTAGGAGAAAGAGGAGCGTGGTCACAACAAATCCCTGTGGGTGAGTTCACCTACACGAAGGACGCAGAGTCACACCTTCGCAAGCTGTTCAGCGACCCCACTCTGCTTGTTACTTTCATGGAGTCATATCGAGCCGAGCAGAACGCAAAGCTCGATGCACTCACACTACGAATCACTCACTAAAGGAGAACACATGGCTATTGACGCTATAACACAATGCAACCTATCCCCAACCTTCAGAATCCGACTGGAGCATAAGGATGGTCACTACAAGTTTTGGGAAGCCACAGGTCGCCCAAATGGAGATGTGGTCGTCCGTTATGGTCGCATTGGCGACTGGGGGCAAGCTATCAATAAAGATCGGGCTTACTTCGAGAAAAAAGCACCACAAAAGCTCAAGAAGGGCTACACAGTAAAGGAAATGACACTATCATGCTAAACGCAATCAAATCAGCGGACAACATCCTTGTTGTCACAGGTGCAGGGATCAGCACAGCATCGGGAATCCAAGCATGGAGAACAGGAGAGGATGCTGTGTGGGCTAATGATGTCCTTGAGAAAGGCACACAACGCTACTTCAATAAGAACCCAGCGAAGGCATGGGAATGGTATTTAGAAAAGTTCAAAGGTGTCTTTGAACTTGAACCGAATGACGCTCATAAAGCCCTAGCGGAGATTGGGGAGTGGTGTGAGTCTGAGGGCAAGACCTTTGACATCATCACACAGAATGTGGATCACCTTCATAACAAGGCGGGTTCACAAAATGTCATCGAGATACATGGCACAACCAACGCAGTGCGTTGTCCCAATCATGGGTGTGATCATGGTTCACCGAGAGGTTCAATCCCGATGAGCGAGGTTTGGGAGGACTATCAAAAGTTTGGGCAGACCAAAGACCCGAATGACTTACCTTGTTGTCCTAAATGCGAGATCCCTTTAAGAGCACACGCACTGTGGTTCGATGAGTTTTATGGTTCTCATGAGGACTATCGCTTAGATGACGCTATGGAAGCTATAGAGGAAGCAGATATGGTGGTCTTTATCGGCACTAGCTTCTCTGTAGGGATCACTAATATGGTGGTTCAAGCAGGTAGGCAGATGAGGAAACCGATGTATATCATCGACCCTAATCCGTCCCAAGAGTCCAAGAGCTTTAACTACACCACTGAGAGGGCAGAGGACTACCTACCAAACTTAGTGCAACAACTGACGGTTGAGGATTAAAGCAATCCTCTTATGACATCTAGCCTCTGACCCTCATCCATGTCGTACCAATCGAGCTTGATGTATTTAGTCTCTTTAGGGAGTCTATCTGGAATCTGCATGACTTGAACCTGTAACTTGTGCAGATAAGACTCCTCAATACCCGACTCAAATTCTCTGCCTCGTTTAGAAATCCTATCCATAGCTTGCTCTACGCTAACATGGAGGTGGATACAAATATCAACAGGGGGGATATAAGGCTTAAGCATTTCAAAGTGCTTCATGTACGAGCTGTGTTCATCTTCGGTAAGGACTCCATCATCTCTTAAGAGGTTGGCAAAGCAGGAGTCTCCGAAGATTGAACGATCAAGCAAGGTATTTTCTGGTAGATGTTTTGAGAACCTGTCATAGAGAAAGTGCATTTGAAGCGTATAAGCCCATCGGCTTGGATCGTCAGAATAGAACTTTTCAAGGAACGGATTATCTCCTACCGATTCATACATGGGAGTAAGGTTAAAGTGTTTACTGGCTTCTTTTGTGAATGTGGACTTACCGACACCGATAAGACCCTCTACGATTATTCTCATGTGAGCTACCTCCTTTGATGTGTTTATTTATACCTAGCAAATGTCGTGTTCTCTCTAACTTTGAAAGGAACTCAAATGAGATCTTTATAGATAGTTTATTTATAATTGGTCATAAGTGACCTGTTTAACCTTAACCAAAATGGAGACAAAGAATGAGAAGAAGAGCATCAGAAATCATTAATGAACTTGAGATAAGAATCGCCCATCTTGAAAGAGAAGCTTTTTTGGGTGACTCCCTAGATTCAGTTAAGAGAAATCTCGTAAAGTTATTTGATAAGATACCTTACATGAGAGAGATTATTGCTTTACTCAAAAAGGTATCTAATACTAGAAGCATGAAGGGGGCGAGCACTCTTGCAAAGCAACTAGTGTATATTTACGATTATGATCCTGAGTATCAAATCTTAGAAGATCATATCATGAAAACGGAGAGGACTTTGAAAGGTCGTATTGGGTTGGCTTTAGATATGCTAGTTTCGACTGCCGAACTTAAACTAGCTAGAGATCAGTCCCCTTCTGAAGTTGCTTTGAGAAAGTTTACTCAGGGAGTTCCTGCGATATTAGTTTTGGTGGCGATACTGCAACAAATTTATTTTGTAGTGACTCCCCTGCTGAGTGGTGTGCTTTTATATGCGAGTGTTACTGTTATTTTCTCTATCATTACTTATGTTTTAGCGGTGGGTTATAATAAGTTATCTGACATTTTAGAGCCAATCTTAGAGGGTAGAGGTTCACAATCTAAGCTCAGAACGAGTAGTGGTTCAATGTCTAGGGTCGCTTACGCTCTTGAAGAGGCTATTCAATATCACAACCTAGAAGCAGAACGGTTAAAGTAACCATGAAAAGATCAGCATCAGAAATAATTAATGAACTTGAGCTAAGAATCGCTCGTCTTGAGAAACAATCTTCCTCTCTTGTTTTTGAGCTTGAGGGTCACATCCACGAAGGTTCAGAGGGTGATTATTATGTTCGTAAGCGAGGAGACTTTAAGGACATCACTAGTTACATCGAAAGTTGGTCTAATAAAATCTTAATTGCAGAAGAGGGCGATTGGGAGATAAAGTATGACTATAAGCACTTCATTGGTTTCACTGCTTCTAATGGGCTAACAGAGCTTGAGCTGTTTTGTGTAGAAGGAGAAGGTAGGGGTGAAGTTCGTCAGCTTGAGTTGCTTCTTCGCAAAGTACTTTTAATTCCTCGTAGTGTTCGCACTGACTTCAACAAGTAATCAGAAGTCATTAGATTTAGCATAAGTTCTAAAGACCATACCAGTGCAGATAAGCTCTGCGTATTGTCTTTAATACATCATTCCCAAAGACATGATATTTTACATCACCCTCATAGGTTAGCGTCCATTTAGAGTGTTTATACGCTATGAGGTGATGCCACTTTTGTCTTCGGTCTAAAGTAATCAAGATAGTTAGATTTGTATCTTGATTGTGAACAAACACAATACCGTCATGATTTCTATCGTATGAGAAGCCACACTCAGACAGGACAGTAAAGATGTACTTAGGGTAGGATAAACCTTTGAAGTTTGCTTCTAAGCAAACCCTAATCTCACCTTGCTTCTGTGTGTACGACTTGTTCATTATCAATACCCTCTATTAGTAAGGGGTAGTAATAAAAAGACTACACTATATCATCGACCTCCAATGGAAACTCTTCATTGAGATCCTCCTCACTTAGAGTAGTGATGAACTCAAAGATATCTCTTGCTGTTGCCAAGATGTCGGTAATCGTAGGGTATGCTTGCTCTTGGTTTGAGGCATATTTGCGAGAGTGATACTCTTCAGCCATTTTCAGAGCTTGATAGACGGACTCGTTCATAGGTAATCTCCTTGATGTGGTTGCATCGTAATGATTATTTATACCACCTCAAGGAGATTATCAATCATTACAGAGTGAAGATGCCTGTTGCAATGGATCTGAAGCTAACACACGCATTGTCCATCATATCTGGGACACGCATTTCGAGTTCTAAGAACCTTTTAGCGAGTGCTTGATAGATGACCATAATGTCCTCGTCATCGTACCCTTCATCCCCTCTATTTTCCTCGAAAGAGACAGATCCGATGACCTTAGCATGGCTAATCATTTCCATCATGGGGATTTGGTTGATGTAATCAATCCATTCTTCGATTGTAGCTAGATCTTCCATATTATTTATCCTTTCTTGCTCTTTGAGCTTCAATGAGATCGGGATCTTCTTCGCCTTCGATCAACTCGGCAACAATTTGCCCTGCGTAGTTTTCAAGTCTTAACTGTTCCCAAACAGCAAGTAAACAAGGATCTTGAGAGTCTTCCCAAAGTTTGCGATCTGACACCTGTTCAGAGGTCAACTCTGAACCAAGTTTAACTCTCTGATGCACATTTTCAGCACTGTACTGACTGTTATCAGAACGCTCTTGACCAACAGACCTACTTTGTAGTGATCTTTGACCTGGACGGGGAGTTCTGTAATCAGTTTGAGGGTCAATCAAGTCATACTTCTTCATGAAAGCACCCAAAGCATCAACAGAACCTACAAGACGAGTAACTCTATCACGAAGCCCCTTATTTGCATACCATGCAGTCTTAAACGCTTCTGGGTACTGAGCGATGACCTTTTTCCAATCAAGAGGCTGACCTTTAACTTTAACTTTGTCAATCTCCTGCTCCCAACACCAAGGGTCTTCTATATTAAAGAGATCCAATGGGGTGTTAAGGAAATCGTTTACATCGAGGTTCGCTTCAAGTGCTTTTTTCTTAAGATAAGCGTTAGCAATCTTCATGGAAATAGATCCGTCTTTAAGATGCAAGGTCATCGACCCACCACCACCGTACAAACCCCACAGTTTCTCACCTACCGCAACAGTGTACTCAACGGATCGCTTTGATTTAGGTGGTGGTGGTTTAGATATGTTTGCCTCGTACTCAGCAGATCTTCTGTCATAAGCCTCAATCTCTTCCTGTGAAGCACTTAAATCAACAGCAGGACGAGGATTAAGTTGTGTGATCCAATCGGTGTCTTTATTTATTGACTGAGTTGTCCCTCTATCAAGTCGAACCTTAATTTGACTGGAAGTTACATCGGTAACCTCCCCCTGTTCGTTATACAACTGTGGATAGCTATTTCTTACAAACTCGCTATCAAGCACGAAACGATCACCTACTTGCCACTTTTCGTTGGTAGGGAGTACAGGTCGGTTACCGAGAGCATTTGCCTTAGCTTCTTTCCATACTCGCATCGCTTCTACATAAGCTCTTTTATCATTTGCTTTGACTTTGTTAGTCACGATGTCAGCACAGATCACCAACAGCTTTTGAAGATCAACAGTACCTGGATATTCACCCATTATCTGTTTTACAGCTTGTACATACACTTGGTCAGGTGAGCTAAATGGTACATTTCCTAGTAGACCCGTAAGATCGATGGAAAATGTAAACCCATACTTAGGCCATACAGCATAACCACTATATCTTCCACTTCCAGGACTGCCTGCGGCCATACATTTAATTTCTTTTATCCCCATGCGTTTCGCAGTGGCAATCTCAGCGAATAAGAACCTCGGAGAAAAACCTCTAGGAGCACAAGGTTTAGCCATAACATAGTTATTATTAATAACAGTAGAAGAAATATCGATGTTACCACTCTCGATGTATCTGTTCTCCGTTAGTCTTAATGTACCTGTCGTAGCTGATGCTTGAGTGTCTCCCAGAATATAGTCTGCAACAGCAGGACCCCCCATTAGGTCTATGCGTTGCTTCTGCATCTCAGTAAGACTAGTACCATCTCTGTTAAATCTGCTAGCCAACCATATATCAGCGTCATCATAACGACTTGGGTCGAAAGTGATATGGCTGAGTGGGTTTGCATCATACTCTTCAAGTTCTTTTTCAGCTCTTGATAGATTTTCTTCTGTCGGGTTAAGAACAGATCTAAGCATAGCAGGGGTTTTAATAGCAATACCTGTATCAGAAACACGAGCATCAAGTCGCTTAGTGAGGTCAGATTTCAAACCATTAACAATAATGTCTTGGAAGAAATCTTGATCTGCTTCATTGACCAGAGATTTAATCTGATCAATGGATAGCATATCAAAGTCATCTTTAACAGTAGCTCTCTCTTTAATGTCTGTACCCTCAAGGAGAACTAAACGCTTAACAGGTTCGTTAGCCCCTTCTTCAACATAACCCTCATCCCCAACAGTAAGAGGCTTAACATAACCCATGCTGTTGAAGAGTTGGTTGAGCTTGACTTCAAGAGTTTCATCTGTGGCATTGAATACAAACTCGTCTGTCTTTAACCACTCGTCACCTAACTCGTCTGAAGGGTCTTTGAACCAAATATAGACAACATAAGCCTTACCCTCTTCAAGCTCCCTACGCTCAAGAGAGAGAGCGTTTTTAAGGTCCACTTTGAGTCTACGAGCATTGTCGCTGACAGTACCTTCAGACTCCGAGTCTGGTGCAAAGGTAGCGTCAATGTAGATTTCTTCTACTTGTTCAGATTGACCACCACGATAAGCACGAGCAGTTCTTTGCTTTAATAGTTCAGAATCAAACCCTTTACCACGATCAAGGTGGATGACTTTAGTGAAGGTTTGGAAGTTAAAACCACGAGCGTAGTTATCAGAACATACAGCAGTTGCGAGGCTATCGTTCTCTGCGACATACTTCTCTGAGATGTCCATAGCCCAAGTAGACTCGGTTTCAGTGTCTTCCTCTTCAGATGCCACCTTGCTGTAGATACCTGAGTCGATATACTTCGCATCGAAAGCTTCAAAGCCCATGTTGTCTTCTTCTTCCACCCCAGCAACAACTTTACCGTTTTGATAGAAGATGATTTCTTTAGCCCAAAGAAGAGCATGGACCTTATCTCTACGGATCTTACTGTTCTTTTTAATGAGAGACTCAGCAAGTTTTTTACTCGAACTGAAATAGAGGCATTTCTCTTCATTATTGTCTCTAAAGATTTTAGACCCTACATCTGCCTTAAACATCCCCTCAGAGGATGTCTTAATAAGACGGTCTAAAGCTGTTTTCACTTTAGCTGTAGCTTTAGTGAGATCTTGGTATGGCTTACTCTTTGTCCGATCATATAAGTCGCCTGAGTTTTCCTTTAACTCATTAAGTTTATGCCTAAGATCACGATACTTAGACACCATTGCTTTCAGCTCACCCGAAATGGATTTAGCCTGCTTTTTGTACTTTTCCTGTATGGCTTGTGGCATACGAGTAGTAAGAGTACGAGACTTAAGTTTCTGAAGTTGTGGTAGAGAAACCTCTTGATAGTTAACACCCATCTTGTCATAAGCAATGTCTGTCTTAGGTGCAAAATAAGAGTTCTCTTTGACCCAATTATAGAACTGTTCTCTTAGTTTGGGGTCTGGGTTAAGGGCAACCATACGACCTGCAAGAACCTTACCGTATTTCTCTGCAAAGGCTTTCTCACTCTTTTTAGTAGGTACTTTACCTTTAGCTAGAGTAGCGAGCCTATAAAGGTCAACAGGATCACGATCAAGTGCTGAAGCAGTTAAGAAAACTTTACGAGGATGTCCAAGAGAAGACACTGCGTAGTTTTTATCTTTTCCTCCTTGTCCTTTTTCAAAGATCTCATTGATCTCATCAAAGAAGCAAGCATAGTATCTCTCTTGGTACTTTTTATTCAAAGCAGGAGAGGATTTAACCTTAGCTTCCTTCTTGAGTTTGTTATACACCCTACGAGACTTAGCAAGTTCTTTCTTCTTTGCATCCTTTTCAGAGGGTGAAAGAGCAGGATAAGAAACGAGTTCTTGGACAGTCCTTACCTCGTTTCTACTAGAAGCTGTGCGAACAATAGTCGGGTCAATCAAGTTTCCGATTTGAAAATCAACTTCTTTTCTTGAAACCTCTCGACCATTCTTATACTTAACTTCATAGGTGATGGTTGCTTCTTTGCCATGATGTTTATTCTCACGAGCAAGACGACTTGTATCCGCAATGATCTGTTTGCCATTATCCATGTCTAAGAGGATATCATCAATGCCCTCAGAGGCCCTAAAGTCTACAACAAAGTCCTCATAAGACACTTCATCAATGCGACCAAGCACGAGTTTTTGCCAATTAGGGGTCTTTTCAACCTCTCCGTCTGCACGAACAAAGTCATCTCCACCTTCTACCATGAACCTAAGAACCTCTTTCTTCAAGTTTCCGACAAGGCTCTTAGGTGAAACATAAAGAAATCTTCGTTCATCTCCACCTTGCTCCATCTCCTCATTGATTGCTTTTTTGATTGCAACAAGAGAGGTAAGAGTCTTTCCAACACCAGTATCAAGAGCTACTACACCCTGCATACCAGATGATTCAAGCCAAGCGGCCGCTTCTTTTTGTTTGTTGTTTAACTTGAACTGACCACGAGGAGTCTCTGCAACGAATCCACCAAGAGCTTCGGGAGTGAAACGCTCAGTGTTCTCAACAGTAAGAGCGTTCTGTTTAGCTCTAAGTTTTGCATAATACTCGTCCATGAACTTAGAAGCAGAAGCACTTAAAGCTACAGAACCTAAAGACTCACGAATGAGTTCAAAGTCTTCGGGAGAAAAAGTAAAGAATGGATTACGACCTTTATGCCCATCGGGGAGTTTTGGGTCATTAAGTGTACTAATACTAGTCACTTTCTCAGCAAGATCCTTCATAATGTTTCGGTCAGCCTTACTCTCGTTTTCACCTGGTATACCTAGAGTAAGAACACCAGTCTTTGGGTTGACTGTGATGTAAGGTTCAATGAGTCTTTGCTTATACTCCCATTTGTCTCCCTTTTTGACCTTATCAAGAGTGGACACATTTCCTTTACTATCAAAAGCGATACGATCTGTTTCAACTTTCTTAGTACGACCATTCTCTTTTTTGACATAGCCACCTTCGATAAAGCGACCTTCCATGTTCAATATAGTGTCGATTTCATATCCTGCATACCGACCTGCTATGATGATTTCTTTATCTTTACCCTTAGAATCTTTCAAAGTGGTAAGTTGGAAAGTCTTGGACAGACCTTCTGACCCCTTTATCTCTCTAAATGAAGGAGTCAAGACCTTATCTTTGAGAGTTGGGTCGAGGTCGGGATTTCTGCCTAGATTTATTCTGTTCAAGGCTTCTTGCAAAAGATCTTTGTGGTGGACTGGGTTGAATGTGTTCCCCGATGGGTACTTGAAGCAAGCAATCTTAACTTTACGATCTGAATAGACAATCTTTTTCCCATCCCAATCGGGGTAGTTTTCGACTGTGATTATCTCGGTAGAAATATCAGGCTGAATTAGCCTCTTCTTCTGTTCTTTTTTACGCTTATTAATAACCTTTTTAGCTAAATCTTCCATGTTATTAAAGCGTTTGTAAGTGTTGCCAAGATTATCAGTGAAATCAGTGCTATATACACCTTTAATAAGAGGTTTCATAGCTTGTCGGTAGTTGAACACTTCCTTACTATGAGCGGCTTTATTGTCGCAGATTGCTCTGAACTGTAAGAGTTTATCAAACAGTCTAACTGCTCGGTTGTAAAACTTGAGGCGAGATTTAGGTACAACATACTTAAATCTTGGTCTACCTCTTGAGTCGTACCCCGCTTCTGGCTCACCAGTAGGGAGTCTGCCAAAACCATCTTTAAATCGAGGTACAGAGAACTCTTTAGAACGAATCTGAGCTTCTTTTATCTGCCGAATAATGCTTTTATTCTTCTCTTCTTCACCAGGCTCATAAGAAAGAGTAGGTTTACCACTCTCATCCTTTTCGATTGAACACTTAGGGGCAACGAAAAAATCGTTGGGGTCAGTGCTTATGTCGTAGACTCTCTCCTCTTCAACTAAGCTCTCTAAAGCAAGAATGACCTCTTTATCTTTTTTAGAGAAAACAGGTTCTTTAGGTTTACTTCGAGGCTTAGGGATCTTAGTGGCTTGCTGATCGTAGGCAACTGTGAGATACGCTACCCCACCATCAACATAGGTAGGTCTAGTCTCGACATGATAACCTTCTTCAATTAAAGAAGATTTGAGCTTCACATCTCTGATTTTCTTTAACTTAGCGGCCTTTTCGATCTCACCTGCGACCATCTTACTTGAGTTCGCTATTAAATCGCTGATCTCATCACCAACAGAGAACTGCACATATCTAATGTTAAACTTAGGATTGCTTTTAACTTCTGTAACCACATTAAAACCAAGCATATTAAAGGCTTGTTTGATGTAATCTGCATAAAAGGCGATTGTTCTTTTGAAGTCTGAACTACCTGCGGCACCTTTGAGTTGCCCTATGACCATGTTGATGTCGGTACCTGAAAGTACAGCAGTAAGACCTTGATTGATGTTGCCATCAATCACAGCGAGTCGGGCTTCGACTTTAGTTGCAAGCTCTCTTGTACCTCGTGGTGCTTTGATAGCGTACTTTTGCAGTAAGTACCTCCAACTCTTAGCGAAATCATTTTTAAGGGTTGAAACCTCAAGTATTTCCCCAGGAGATGGGGTGATGCTGTCTTTAAGACACTTTTCGTAAAGCATCTTAAAGTATTCGTCTACAAGGCAAATATTGTAATATATTTCAAAGGAGTCAGTCACCTCTTTGCGTCTGATCTTGACGATCTTGCCTTTTATTGGTTCACCGTCTTTATCGGTCTCTTCTACTTGTTGTCCTTTTGCATTAAGAACAGGTACATAAGCAAAGTTCTTGACCACCATGTCATAGAGTTTACCTCTATACGGTTTTACAATGCGATTTCTTCTTACAGCCATTGTGTTCTCCTTTGAGTTTAAATCTACAAGTATTAACAGTAATAGATAAACTACAAATCAATCCTCTATCAGGAATCCTTGATTCCTAAGTTTGATTGTTAAGTGTGCCAGCTTGATCGGGTCATTAGAAGTGATCACAATTTTATGGTCTTCAATTATACTCACATCCCAATCCTCTCGTTGTAGATTGCGTATGAACTTTTCTCCAAAAGGATACTCTTGAGGGTGTATCGTGATGTCGTACTTTTGAGTCATCACTTCTGCGACCCATCTTTTTACGATGTCTTTAGGTAAGATCTTATCGGTCATAAGATCACCCTCTTCCGATCAACATCTTCGGGTAAAACTCTAAGAAGAGTGATATTTTCGCTGATGATTTTAAAGGTATTATACACTTCATCTAATTTTGGTGATTGTTCCATCGCTTTTAAACACTTCAAATATCTGTATCTGATCTTTCCTTGTGTGTCGCCTAACAGACGAGCCACATAGCTTTGGCTAGAGTAGGTGTATAAAAGAACTAAAACTTCGATGTCTTTATTGTCTATAAAGAACCCAGACAGTAATCTTCTGAGTTCAGCTTCCTCATAGATTGTAATTTGTGCATAGACTCTCAATCTATCTAACCCTCGATTAACCCTGTAATGGACATTTGGCTGTGTATAACCAAAAATCCTTCCGAGATATGCTTGGCTCAATCCATGTAATAGATGCAACTCAACCATATCGGCTTCTACTGGAGATACTTTGCTCATATGTTCTAAGATTGAATGTATCTTTTCAACCTGATCATCCGAGACATAGCTTGGAGTCGGACAGTTTTGTAGTCCATGTGCGTCAGAAAAAATCTGCTCCATTAGCTTTTGATCCATTTTAAGCTCCTTCTATTGAGAGGCAATCTATAGTGTGTACGATTTCTACACTTCTAAAAGAGAGATGGACAGCGTACATTCGTACATCACCATCTCTCCAAGTCATCACTACCTCACCCTCAAAGCTCTTGAAAGGACCTGACTTTAATCGCACCCAATCTCCTTGTTTGAAAGACCCACCCAAGTTATCAACTTGTTTTACCATTTTCTTTAGGTCTGAGTCAGGAACAACTCCCATACTCATAAGACCTGTACGAGTGTCAAGCTGTGAGATGATGTCTCTTACAAGACCAGATTGCTTCAAGCTATAATACTCTACAGCTCCATACCCGCTCTTAATGAAGATATAACCCTCCATCAACCAAATAGGTTTATGATACCTCTGAACCATTAGAGGTATGTAGACATCATCAACATTAAAAGCAGTATTTGAAACAATTCGATCTTTGAGCGACCCTTTGAGGGCTTCATCTTCGCCTTTAGTTGAAAGCTCAAGGACAACCCACGAAGTTTCTCTCATATACAACTCACAGTAAAAAGAATGGTTTTAGATAGATACCATTCTTTTTACCATCTTACTAAACTCAGACAACGAAAGTTGGCTCTTTAATCGTGTATTATTCACTTGAGGCTCTGAAACAAGGGATTTTTTCTCTACTAAAGTTTGAGTCACTTGTATGGTTTGGATACCCCCAATCTTCCATTTCAATAAATCGCACTTAAACATACCTCCTGTTGGTCTGATCGGGCGACTCGCTAAACTGTCTGCGAGGCTTAACAAAGGCATACCATACCTATCCCATATCTCTTGTAAAAGAGGTCTGTTCCAATATGGTGGAGGTACGCCCGCTTTCATCCCAAGAGAAATCGCAAACATACACGCTGATTGCAACCTGTCATAAGCAATACCCACAGGGGTAGACTGTAATAACTCATCTACTAGGCTTAAGGACTTAGAGTTATCACTCAATAATAGCTGACAGATTACATCATTGCGATCCACATGAAGATAAGACCTTACACCTAGTAGACCCACCTTGCCTTCATTTGAGGAAGCAACACCCTCAATCGCTTTTAAAGCATCTCGAATATGCCCCTCTGTAAAGTCAGCTATTAAGACCAATGCTTCACGCTCATACTCGAATCCCTCACACTCACAAACCTTTTGTAAACGATCAGCGATTTCTTCTGAATCCACATGACGAATGATAAAAGCAGGAGCACACCGACTTAATACCGTCTTTCTCATCTTCTCTGGTTCAGTGGTGGCGAAGATACAGACGAGCTTCTTATCAAAGCTACCTCGATCATTCTCCTCCATCGGTTTTAAGAGAGCATCCAGTGCATCCCGACTTAGCTGGTGACTTTCGTCAAAGAGGTAGAGCTTCTTATTACCCGAAAAGGAAGAATAACCTAGCTCTTCGAGTAGCTTCTTTACATCTGCTTTCCCACTGTTGGTAGCCGCATCCACTTCGATAAATGAGTCATGGCTACCAACAAGCATAGCTTTACATGAATGACATTCATCACAAGGCACACCCTCAACAGGCGACTCACATAATAAAGCACGAGCCATGATCCGACCCAGTGTAGTTTTGCCCGAACCATAAGGGCCAGCGAATAGGTAAGACTGCCTCCAACCTGCATCTGACTTAATAAAGCCTTTGAGCGTTTGGATGGTAGCCTTTTGACCTAGCACATCGCTGTATGTTCTAGGTCTATACTTCGTGTCTAATGACATCTTCTCTCCTCTCATATAGGGTATATGTACCCTTATACTATTTAGAGGAGGTTTAAGACTCTTAGATCAGATAACCTCTACCAACAAGAGATTCCTGGTTCTGAATTGGAGTTTCAGACATCCCCTCATCTAAAGTCATCGTGAGACACTAGGAAAAAACCATCTAGTTTTAGGCTTAGAACCACATCATGTGTTCTTAACCATTCGGGTGATGAAACAGTGAATGTAACCATGTGTCCTTTATTATCTTTCTTATAAGTGATATCGTTTTCCTCAAATGGATTCTCTGCTCCCACACCAATCTCCTTGATTGCCCTTACCACTTCGTCAGCATTTCTACTAGGCACAGATAGAACCATGGACCCCGAAGAAAATTGATGTATATATGCCAATTTGTTGACTACTTTATGTATACCTATGTCATTCGGACGAGCCGATTTTTCAAGACGAGCAATACGACCCTCAAGGTTACGGATGATTTCACTAGCTGATCTTCTCATGATGGTTTCTCCATTCAAGTTAAGGTTAAAGAGACTCCTATGAGAATCTATAAATAAACTATTAAAGTTCACACAGGCTCAAGAGAGATAAGTCCTCGAAAAAGATCAGTGCGATCATCTAAGAGAGGAATGCCCTCTACCTCAATAGCCTCATTCATCTCATGTTGAGTCATGTTATCTAGGGTAAGCGTATCACCCTCTAAGTTTTGAGCTACGATGTCAGCCCATAGGTAGCGACCTCTACAAAAGTCTACTGCCCCAAGTTCAGCATCGGTTAGTTTATATACCTCAAAATCCATGTGCCCAATATCCTTTACTGTAAAGAGCAATATTACCATCACTCAGTTCTAACTCTTGGTCAACGATTGAACCCATAAAGTCCATCGCTTCCCGAACGATTGATCTCTGAGCTTGGTTGACCACTGCAATGGCAGAACCTTTCCAATGACCATCGGGGTGGTCAACGAACTTATTGTATGCATCCCTTAGTTGTTGTGCCTTTTGATCTGTCATGTCTTAGTCTCCTTTCAAGAGTTACATAAGGGTATATTTAAGGGGTTACAAAAACCTAAACTCGGTATCATTCATATAAAGGGAATGGGAGACAAGACACCATGCAAGTCAAAATAGAAAACTACCAATCTATCAAACACGCTGACTTTGAAGTTAAAGGTCTTACTGTTATTACAGGGGCTAATAATACAGGTAAGTCTGCTTGTGCAAGAGCCATAGCAGGTGCTTTCTCTAATGCAAGGGGATATTCTCATGTAAGGCAAGGTGAAAAGTCATCAAAAGTCTCCATCAACTTTGATGATGGCAACTCGGTAATTTGGGAAAAGGGTAAAGGGGTTAATAAATATGAGATCAACGGACAAAAGTTAGATAAAGTAGGGTCAAAAACTCCCGATGAACTTGATGACTTGAACATTGTTTCGGTAGATGTCGATGGAAAAACTGTATGGCCTCAGATCGCTCGACAGTTTGAACAAATCTTCTTGCTTGATATGCCACCTAGTGTCCTCTCTAGTGCTTTATCTGATGTAAAGACAATAGAAGCCCTAGAGAAAGCGTCAAGTCTCTCTAGGAACGAAACTAAGAACCTTAATCAACGCATTAAAGTAAAGCATGAAGATTTAGTATCTGAGCGGGATCGTTTACCTAAGTTTAACGAGTTGGACGAAGTAGGGGAAACGATCAATCATATAAGTACACTTGAGGGGTCGATTAAGACTCTTGAAGAAAGAGTTAAAAAGCTAGGGGCAATCAAAGAAAAGAGAGAAATCTTTATGTTTCAAACACAGTTCGTATCCACCTTGCAAAATGTAAAATTCCCACAAGTGAACCCACATGACTTTATGGGGATTAAAGACCTTGAGCGTATTCGTATAGAAAAGAACAGACTAAGGATCATGGAAGGTATCGTAGAGGTTGGCTTAACCTCATTCCCACCTATCCCAGATGTAGAGGTGAAAGACCCTGCACCACTTGAGCGGGTCTTGCACAAAAGAAATCAATTAGATCAAACCATCTTACAAATCACACAACTTAATGTAGACTTACCTAATGTAGATTCGCAAGTCGAAAAAGACCTCAGAATCGCTTCTGAACGCTTTGATCTATTCAGTCGTATATCTTGCACCGAACAAGAGGTAGAAAGGCTCACAGAGGAGCTTGATACTATTAGGTGCGAGATTGGAGATACTTGTCCTTTATGTGAACAAGGGATCGACCATTAACCTCACTCTACCCCAAACAGCATCTTATCCCTTAACTTAGACCCCATCTTGTAAGATTAAATAGGGATCAGAAACTGAGCCCCTCAGCCAATTTTCTTGACCCAATGCACTCAGCGAAGAGATTAACTTCCTTTAAGTTTTTCAACCTGTATCGGTCTCGGATTATTTTGGGATGTTGTATCCATATTTCAGCGGATAGAATACCTGCTTTGACCAGTGCTGGGTACTTATTTACAACTTCATTTTCATAGTACTCTTCAGCATTAGGACCTCTGTCCTCGATCTCTCTAAGCAGATCCTCAAATTTATAATGGACTAGCTCTACCACCACCACTTCAATCTCAGACGCATCTGCATCGCCCACCTCTTTCTTAAGCATCCGAACAGCGTCTGTGATCGCTTTCCCGTACTTTCTAGCCCTACGGTTGGTTGAGGATTGTCTTTCAAGTCGTGCAACCCTATTCTCAAGTCCTCTAATAATTTCTGATGCTGATCTTCTCATAATGGTTTCTCCATTTTGTTTAAGGTTAATGAGATCACTTAAGATCACTTATAAACAAACTATAAACGGAAAAACCCCAAATCCCAAAGGGAAATGAGGTTCATTCTAAGATCTTAAAGACCATTTAGACGAGCAAGACTACTAGCCCTCAGTTCCAGCTTCGGTATCAGATCCCATATCCGTAGATTCATCTGAACCACCCTCAACTACTTCCATGTCCGTAGATTCCATACCCGCTTCGTCCATACCCATATCAGACTCAGTACCACCTTCAGTAATTTCCATGTCTGTAGTCTCTTCAGAACCACCCATAACCATCATGTCCATTTCTGTCCCTGCTTCAGTTCCTGCATCAGACCCTGCTTCAGTTCCTGCTTCAGATCCTGCCTCTGATCCTGCGGTAGCCCCAGCTTCCATACCACCATCGTTAGGTGTGGTTTCTTCTTTATCCTTGTCGCAAGCAATAAAGGTAAGAGCAATAAGTGCGATTGTGAGTAAGTTTCTCATAATGAATATCCTTCTTTGTTAAGTGTGTTCAAGAAAAGGTATATAAACAAACTATTAAACTTATTCAAATCTATCTTCCACTAGGAACAAAAACTCCCCACTTGTGGCTAAGTGTAAACCTTTTGTCTCTCATCTTTGTTTAAAACATCATCAGAGATGATAACTTAATTAAGGCCACAGATAGACTATGCCTTTAAAACGATAGAACCACGACTCTTCTTGATGGTAAAGGTTTCTTGTGCATAAATATCACCCTCCCCGTACACAAGGTCTCCCCACAAACCCTTGATAGTCACATTTCTCCCTCTTATCTTCCAATCCCGCCCCAACATAGGATTGTCCCAAATGCTGTATAGAATCCCATCCAAGGTATTACCATTTCTTGTATATTTTGACCACCAAGATGTGTCAAAGGTGATAGTAGATGAAGAAACATCTATAAACACGCTCTTATTTAAATGGGATTTGATCTCCCGATCATTTTGTAACCACCTGAGAAACTTTTTTCCAGTAAGAATCTCAGGCTCATGCCACTCTCCCCCCGCAGGCTCTCTATAACCACCCATCTCTTGTGATCGTGGGTCATCAGGGTGATATGCTTGTCTTTCAAGTCTTGCGATACGAGTCTCAAGGTTATTAATGATTTCTGATGCAGATCTTCTCATAATGGTTCTCCATTTGATTAAGGTTAAAGAGATCACTTAAGATCTATTATAAAGAAACTACAAAACCTCAAACTTAACCATCCAACGACCCACTGTACTCGCACTCACATTAAAATCTATACCCCATGCCATAGATCAAACCCCAAACCAAATCACCATCTGGATTATATGGTGAGGTTGTCACCCCTGCATACATAGTGCTGTCCTCGTCTTTAACGAACTTCAAACGAAACGCACCCACAGGGAAGAACTGACCATTAAGCGTAATCGTGTGTCCGACTGAAGCACCAACATCAAGACCTAAAGATTTCTTGTCGGAGATCTCATAGCCCAATAACTCATAACTCGCACCTAGCATAAGACTAGGTGGTGTCTGAGACTCTACAAGTAAACCTTCCTCTGTAAACCTTTTGTTAGAGGAGGTAGGTAGATTGAACACAACCCATAATGCAAAGCTCTCATACATCTTACGAGATAAGATGAATGTGGCAGAGTTCGTAGGTACAGGTATTGAACCCTCTTCGTACCCACCGATGAACATTTGCGTTGTGCCTAGACTCACTTCCCAGTTATTCTCTTCAGCGTGAGAAATCGTAGAGGTGAGCAAGACAGATAAGAGTAAAGCGATAGTAAGTCTCATGGTGTCTCTCCTTTATGGATAATAGACACTAATAAATAAACTACAAATCAATCCACCCCAAACTTAACCATCCAACGACTCACTGTACTCGCCCCTACATCAAATCCCTAGATCCCTTTCAATAACCATTCAAATAGCATCATAATATTTATGATGCTTTAGCATACCCGCTGACTTTAACCATTGAAATTTCTGCATGATATTTTTGGAGGCTCGTGATGGCTTAACTCCATCTTGCCAAAGACTGTTTATATAGTCTTCGGAGTGTTCACCGTCTTTTGTTTCGTATTCAAAAGTGACCCGCATTTCCTTAATGATGTACTGATCTACTTTCCTTCTCCAAATATCATAAGCATCTTTAGCTTGACGAGGGTTAGAACTTGATTCAAGTCGTGCAACCCTATTCTCAAGGTTATTGATGATTTCTGATGCTGATCTACGCATAATGTTTCTCCATTTGGATTCTTGGTTAAAGAGATCACTTAAGATCTATTATAAATAAACTATCAAAGTCCTCACTCCACTCCAAACTTAACCATCCAACGACCCACTGTACTCGCCCCTACATCAAGATACCTAGCTATCCTACGCTTACCCCACCCCTTACTCCTTAAGTCCTCTAAGATGCCTTTGTCCATCTTTTTCTTGATAGCATTGTTACGACCTTGAAAACCAAAGTCCAACTTGTAAGACATACAATCGGGTACATGAGGCTTAATGATCTCAATGAAACGATAAGCGTTCTCACCCTTAAAGTGGAACTCTCCTGTCTCCCCTTTTTTATGTGTCCAGTTAGGGGCTAAACCAAACTTCTCAAAGATTAAGTAAGCGTTAGCTCGACTCCCCTGTTTTGCCCCAAAACAAATCATAGGCCAATGTCCTGCATGACCATCATCGAGATACCACATAGCCAAAGCTAACTCATCTACTTGGTCTATAACATCAGACTTAACAACTTTCCACCCCTTATCCCTCTCCTCATAGAACAAGTCTCGATACTCATTTAGCATAGGGTGAGCGTGGGTGCGAAAGATATAACTAGGGAACTCCCTACTCATCGCTACTGCTAAATCTCCAGATGACCACACGCCCCACTTCTCTTGCTTCCACTCAAGATACTCTTTCTGATTGGGTGCGTGTCGTTCCTCATAGTGTGAAGCGTTAGTACGAAAAACAATACGACCGTCACCTAGCATAGAACCAATAAGGATTGATCTTAACTCCCCCTCAATCTTTGGTAGCTCAAGACGATCAAACTTAGATACCGTTTCAATCCCATAGCGTAGTCTCCAACTACCAATACGCTTCATGCTTGAGTCAATACCCTCAGAAATCAACAACTCGTTAATCTGCTTCTCTGTTAAGTATTGTTTAGTATAGAGGTCTTCAAAACGCTCTTTAGATATAGGGCATGGTATCGCTCTCATCTTACACTCTTTTCTAGGATCGTAATAACCTTGAGCGTTTTCTGAACACCCTCAATAAATTGTGGGGTTTGTTTCTCCGAGGTAGTTAAGTACAAAAGTAGAGCCTTCGCTTTCAATAGTGTCTCTTTATCCTCGATGTTTAGTATTTTTATATCATGTCTGAGACCTGCGTTTCTCCATTTGATATCTTTGGTATATGATTCGCATAAATCATATGACGAGGTGAGTACCTCGTTGGAGTACATATCATCTTGCTCTTCATTTGGTGTCTGTCCTAGTCTTCGCTTAAGATTTTGGTTTTCTCTCACTTCTCTCACTAATGCTCGATAGAGATCAGCTTCTTCTCTCCTCTCTTTTTTGATAAAAAGCCATATAAAAAATAGAACACCAAATATAATTAGATAGATAAGAAAAGCCTTACTACAGAGGAAACCTGTCATGGCTTCCATTACTGTGGGAACTGGAACAAAATTGTTGTTCATCTTACACTCCTTATGTGGTTCTTAGTGTTTAAGAGTGTAAGACTTGTACCATAGGAGAGTGAGTTAAGCCAAAGAAAAGAACCCTAGATACGAAAAAACCCCACCTTCCGAAGAAGATGAGGTTCTTTCTATGACCTCTTACACCTACCTAAGTAGGCGAAAGTAAAGCGAATATACTAGATATTAACGCTGTACTGTAAGACGAGCAAGACCACGAGGGTTGTAGGCACCAATACCCAAATTCTCGAACACTGAAAAACCAATTGTACGAGCTTTTGGATCGTCAGCAGAGAGAACGGTCAATTCTGTACGAACAGGGATACGACCGAACATTTCTGGCTCACAGCAGACATAAACAGTTCCAACAGGAACAAGACGGCTAGTGATGATCTGAGCACCCCAAAGAGTAGCCTGAAGACCAGTCTTGAGAAGTGCCGCTTGGCTCTCGATGTCGAGGATATCTCTACCGAACTTACGGATGTCAGCATAATCACGAGCATTCATGAAGATACGGGCAACACGAAGGTCGTGACGCTCAATGAGGCTAAATGCGTCAGCAAGAACAGCACCATTAAGAGGAGCGATAACAGGAAGGTCAGCGTTAGTTTGACCTGCAACTGAATCAAATCCGTTTGCCGCAACTGCGTCAAGAATAGCGAATACACGCTCGTCTTCAGCCGCTTGGATTTGAGCACGAGCTAAATCTTGTGCCCTCTCGATAAGGTCAAATCTACGCTCTTTGATTTGAGTCAAAGGAATCTCAGGATTTGAAGCAATCTCGAAAAGAGGGAAGATAACCCTACGAGGTTTGGTGATTGCAAGAATGTTTTCACCCTCTTCACCAACCACAAATGCAGTAACATCTGGGTCTTTGTCGTAGATAGGTAAAGCACCGTCTGGAAGTTGCTCGACTAAGAAAGTCTTGCGACCAACAGAGGTGTAATCTCTACGAAGGCGTAAAGGTTGAGTCATTGAAGCGGCGAGCTTCGCACGACCTTGAGGAGTCTTAATGTAGTCAGAAATGATCTTCTGTTTTACGGCATTATCAACTGTATTACTCATAATAAATCACTCTTCCTTTCTATCAGATGCGTTGGTCGTATACCAACTCATCAGAAGTTGAGTCGGGAGAGATTTTAAGAATACCGATGGTAGTAGCACTATCAGTATGATCGTGATTTGCATTATTTACAGCGGTGGTCAAGAAACCATTGATAGAAGCAATCAATGTAGCACCAGGAACATAAGTTGCTGTGATGTCAGCATTGGTAGCAACATTTACTGTCTCATACAGAAGGTTCGCAAAAGTACCTTGTGCAGAAACATATGGGCCACGGTTAGAAGCAACACCTGGTTGATTCTCAAAAGCATTGCCCGAAGCATTGTTGATGAAAACACCAAGCACACGCTCAGTAGCAGGAGCGGCTGCCACTGAAGGTCCACCATGCTCGTTAGTAGTACCACGAGTAAAAGCGATAGAACCGCTAAGTACTCCGAGTACATTTGTTAAAAGACCTGGTGCTGATGTAGCATTAGCACCAAAAACGGGGTTTGACTGAGTGAAAGCACTGCTGTGTAGTTGACCTACAGTATTACGCACACCAACATGAAGTATACGCAACGCAGAGCTTGACTCTGTAAAACCACCACTAGCTTGTCCAAGTAGAGCCATGAGATTTCTCCTATTAAGCTCGTACTCTCTGTTTTCAAGAGAGTAGTGTAGTTAAGAATAGGGTGGTCTTACAACCGACCCCCAAAAGTTTTCCAATATAATAGCGTCATTAATAAATAAACTATTACAGTTTATTTATATCTTATCCGAAGAACTTGCTTACATCGGGAGCAGATTCCCAAAGTTTAGAAAGTTCGTCTGAACCTCTTGAAGCCTCACGAGAAATGTTCCCAAGAGTCTTAACTGCCGATTTACGAGCTGAGGTGCGTGGGCGATAAGAAGCTTTCTTCTTAGCCTTTTCCTCAGTCTTTTCTTCTTCAGAATCTTCTTCAGTCTTTTCTTCTTCGCTAGAATCTTCTTCGCTAGAATCTTCTTCGCTAGAATCTTCTTCATCAGAATCTTCTTCATCAGATGCAGTAAAGATTGAAGCGAGGCGAGGATCCATAGCCATCAGATCGTCAGCGTTCATATCAAGCCCCATGACATCTTCACCCATCATATGAGTTTCAATATCATCAGCTTCAATATCATCAGCTTCAAGTTCATGAGCTTCAAGTTCATGAGCTTCAATATCATGAGCTTCAACAGTTTCTTCGGCAGTGTAACCAAAGTTTGAATCGTTCATTTCACGAGAGTCATCAGCCTCAAGCTCTGCAAGAAGAGAAGCCATGTCATCTCCTGCTTGACGATCAGACATATAAGCAGAAAGAGCTTCTGCGAGTCGTTCAATCTTAGCAAGACGCTGAGTAGGTTGACCTTCAGATGGCTCATTTTCTGGAGAAGTGTCGATCTGTAGTTCTGGGTCTTCAACTGGATTGTCTGTGCCAACTTGTACAGCATTATCAGCGAGCTTACGAACCTTGCGAGCAAGACGAGCGTTTGCCGCTTTGAGCATAGCGATTTCTTCTGCTAGTTGATCTGCTGAATTCATACCCATGTCATCAGCTTCAAGTTCAGCCATGATGTTTGCGAGTTCATCATCAGCTTCAATATCATCAGCGAATGACTCACCAAGACCCATAGCGACTTCATCACGAGAAAGGAATCCGTCTTCGTTTGTATCCATAGAGTTGAATGCAGAGTCTGAACCACCCCATTCGCTCATGTCGATCATTTCATCACCGTCAATGTCATATTCATCGAACATACCATGACCCATGTGACCATCAGCTTCAATCTCATCACTTGCATTACCTGGACCTGTGAAGTCAAGACCATCATCATAGTCAGTACCGACTTGTACAGCATTGTCTGCAAGACGAGCAACACGAGCATTAACAGTACGATTAGGGAGATCCATCATGCGTAGTGCAAGATCTTCAACTTCAACTTGAGAAGCTCTACGACCAAGACGAGATTCAGCGATTTGAATACACTTTGCCGCTTTACGCTCCATAGCTTTCTTAAGATTCTCTTGGCGAAGATCATCAGTAAGAGCATAATCCTCAGCGGTCTCATCAGAAGAAGCAGGGTGTTCAGGAGTCCAACCTACAGAGGCAGGAGCTGGGCCTGAGCGATAGGGTCCTTTACGGACTCCTTCACCGAACTCTGAATCGAGTCCATAAGCGTCAACATCGGGTTGATCAGAGGAGGCAGGATGACCGAAGTGATCCCAACCGAGGTTATCAGAACCTGGAAGGGCAGAGTTTGCTCTGCGATTTCTTCTACGAGCAAGTTCTGCCCTGCGTGACATATTCTTAGAACGAGAATACCTAGACATAAGGCAATTCCTTTCTGGGGTGAAACAGGGCGAGACTTATTTCTGCCCGTAAGTGTTAAGGGATAACAGTTTAGCTAATCTTACAAGACGAAGAGTGTCTTGCTTCGATAATTTTTTACCGTTTAAGTAGTTGGCTTGCTCAAGATAATCAACAACACTATTATATTGTGTTGTTGTACCTAGAACACTAGCCAACTTATAAACATGGGTCGGGACATGAACTTTACAATGGTTGTTTACCAAAGTAATGTTCAAGACAGCTTCTTCAACAGTTTTAGCTGTTTTAACAGAAGCATCTAAGAGACTCATATATTTAGAAGCAGAAACTCCCTCTTTGATAATCGTATCATTTTGCTCAACGACAGATTTATCTATTGGGGGGTTCATAACTTCTTGAGCTTTTTCTGCTTTGATCTCGTTCTCTAGTTTTTTACGAAAACGATCTACAATAGCAGTCTCATACACAGATTCTAATTGTTTGAGCAAAGACTCTGAAGGGGTTGAAGCGTCATCGCCTCCACCTTCTTCTTCATCCTCATCCATATCAAAAGGGCCAGCCTTTTTAGTTAGTTGACCATGAGGGTCATACCAAGGAGAACTTTGTAAGCTAGAGGCTTTGGCGATCCACTTTTCGGGGACTTCATTTAGTTCCACATCCGAAGCAGATTTTGCCATATCAGCAGAGGGTATCTCTAATGTGTTTCGAGCAACAGCTCCTGTAAATGCAGGAGTTGCGACCCAAGAAGCCTCAATGAAGGTAACACCTGCTGTGCCACCAATATCTTCATGCCCACAAAGCTCTGCTACTCTATGCTGATTTCCTTGCTCATCATAGAAAACATTGCCCTTCTCATATTTAACATGAGAACACATCTCTGTTTCATCAGCGGCTACATGACCACATTTAGTACAAATGGTAAAGTCTACGCTACATCCCATAGACATTGCGTTCATTTGACCCGACTCGATCTGTTTTACTAAGTCTTCATGCTTACGATCAGTGGCGACAAGGATGTCTACATATAGAGATTCACCTATGTCTCTAAGGACTGCATCTATAATGCGACCTTTTGAGAGTTCTTCTACTTGGATATGCTCAACAAAGTTATGAGCACCAATGAAAGTCGGATAAGACTTCTTGATCACTTCCCTTGACCATGAGTCGAGGTTGTTATTGATGAACTTATCTGTATCTGAACTTATACGATAGTCAGCATATTTACGGTTAATGGTTTGCCCACCCTCAGTGATCGAGCCTGTCTTTGTATTAGGAGGCGTGAAAGCATCGACAGAACAAACGATTGTGGAGTGTGTAAGTAGAAATCTATCGGGAGTGAAAGGTTCGCCTAGAATATCCTCAGCTTGCTTTTTGAGCGAGGCATTGATGGTTTTATCACCAGAAGCGATTCTAACTTTATCCCATTGTAGACCATGAATAGAGGGCTGTACTACATTAGCCCTAGCATATCTTAAAAATGCCATGCTTTACCCCTTAATGATGTCGGAAGGTTTGATGATGAAGAGACAAGTATAACAAGCGAGCAGTTTCTCACTCTTACCTCCTCTTCTTTTGTAAACAGTATTGCCGAGTGGGTTTTTGCACTTAGGACAACAAGGTTTTACCTCATGCCGACATTGGCGATATGTACGATCCCTTTTGTACCAATAAATAGCTTGCTTCATGTACTTGGAGGCGACACGACTAGCTTGCTTTTTAACAGAACGAGATGAAACAGGAACAGTACCTACGCCACCAGGGATAGTATCTTGGTCATCTTCGTAAATGTTCAAGTAATCACCCGAAGTATCTACTACAAGATCCTCTACAGGATAGCGTTGCGAACCATGAGGAAACTGCACATCTACCATACCAATAGCAGGAAAGATAGCTATAACCAGACCAGACCTTGACGGATTACCCCCAAGAAAGGGATAGACACGCATCCCAAGTTCAAACGCTTGGGATCTACGCTGATAATCAACATACTGTGTAGATCTTTTTTGCATGATTTTAGTGCCTCCACTCTTATAGTAGGTGTCAATAAATGAACTATTAAAATTATTTGCTTGTTTTTTTGAGGTTGCTGACTCTGATTCTTGAGTTGCTGTGTCATCAAACAGCTCTGTAAGCCTAGTTCTTATCTCTTTAAGTTTCTGCCTCTTAATCGCACCATCTAAATTTTTCACTTTTTCTAATTCCTGCT